GAAGATTATGACAACTATTGGTGTATTAACATCAAGCCATTCGTATGCGATCATTGTGGTTCACTTGTAGCGTATGCTCAGTGTGGAAATCACTTGATCGTTATTTGGGAAAACAAAGATGATGATTCAATCCTTGAGGTAGCCGCTGCGCTAGTCGAGGAATATGATCCGCGAATTGTGAGGTACAACAGAATCCTCGGACCTTGCATGGAATTCAATGAAGCTGTTAAGCGAGGTTTGCTACAAGGTATCTCTCATGGAACTTGATTTTCTCGAACAGATTCTCGAAGAAAGTGTAGACGAAACAAAAGAATATGTACATAAACTCTATGCGGTGCCTGAACAGAATGGCCCGTTTAGATTCTTCGATACAGAAAAACGATGTTCGAGTAGGGGGTGTAGTTCACCGACTCATTATAAATTGCAAGGAATCTCTTACTGTAGTAAGCATTGTCTACTAAAAATGAATGACATGCTTATTGAACTCGGAGTCACACAATGAGCGGATTTTATTGTGAGCATTGCGGTAGAAAGCTTCGTTATACTCACGACGACAAAGCTATTTGTTTGACTGATAAATGTCCAAATAATCCTAGCACTAAAGATCCAAAAATTAAATATGCTGATGATTATGACGGTTAGAAAATGATTTTCGAGGTTTTCAGAAGCACAAACAAATTGTGGTACTTTCATCTAAAGACGGCAAATAACGAAATCATTGCTGTAAGTGAAGGGTATTACAACAAAACCGATGTAATGTCATTGCACACGAAATATTTCTCGGAATGGACGTGGCGTGAGCGAGACTGAGACAAAGACAGAAAAGCGTACATCAGAAAAAGAAGCTGAACGTAAGAATCAACGTCAGCGCGCTAAGGCTCGTCAGGAATCAATCATTGAAAGAGACGGCGCTCTGAGACAAATTTCTGCAATCTATCTTCCGAAGATTGCAGAATTGAAGGAAGAAATGCGTCGAGCACAAAAAGAAGTTTGGGATAACTGGAGAGAACAGCGAAACAAGGCATAATGGCTACTGTCGATATTCGTGAACAACTGAATCTTCCTCCATTGGAGGATTTGGTTAAACATCTTAACGTTCTTGTCTACGGTCCGCCGAATTCGGGGAAAACTTATCTTTGTGGAACACTTGAAGATCACAAAGATTTGTCTCCCGTATGTCACTTAGGATTCGAGAATGGACTGTTGACAGTTGCATACAGAAAAGGTTATGCTGGCAAAGAGATTCGGACAATCACCGAGTTTGAGGCAACTATCAAAATTCTTCAAGACGATGCGCGTTCGGCTAAGCCTCATTTCAAATCTCTCGCCGTTGATAATGCAACTGAGTTGCAGAACTTGGACATTGATACGGTTATGCGTGAAACTAAGAAAGCTGCGCGTAATCCTGATAACGTGGATATCGATGTTCCGTCCCCACGCGAATGGGGAAAGATTGGTAAACGTCTCAGAAGGTGCATTGTTGCACTAAGAGACATACCAATGCATACTGTCTGGACAGCATGGAGAGGTGAATATGTAGACGATATGGACGTGACACACTATTTTCCTAAACTCGCTGGACATATGAAAAACGAGTTTAGTGGTTACTTCGATATTGTTGGCATGATGCAAATGGACGCAAAGAAGGGCGAAGATGGTAAGATGAGTCCATTTACAACATTACAGGTTCAGGAAACTAAGCGAGTTAAAGCTAAATGGCGCAATAAGCCAGATGAAGTTCCTGCTATCCTGGAAATGCCTACTATGCCAATGATATGGGAGTTCGTTCAGAAATCCAAGTTGGGTACTGGATAACTGAACGCTATACACGCTATCGCGCTATATACGCTAAAAGGAGAAATTCTGATGGGTGAAGGACTCGGACTCAATCTCGCTGGTGCTGATCTTGCGGGAACCGACTTTGAGCCAATTCCGTCTGGAACGTATCATTGTACTGTGTTCAAGATGGAAATGAAAAGGACAAAGGGCGGACCTAACGCATCTTTGCCGAAGGACACTCCGATGATTAATGTTCAGCTTCGGGTGGAACAGGAAAAGGATGCAGATGGTGAAATGAAGGTTAAGAACCGCCGTTTGTTCCGACAGCTTATCATTGCTCCTGCAAAGGTCGGCGGTAAGCCGTATGAGCACAAAAAGACAATGGACCGAATTCTTGGTCAGTTCTTTAAGTGCGTCGGATTCAGCGAGGAGGAAATCCTGTCCGGGGATTTCAACCCCGATTTCGATGATATCAAGGGACGCGATATTCTCGTTGTCGTGGGACAGAAGCAGAAGTATCAGGCAGAGGAAGGTGTGATGGATAACGAGGTTAAGGGCTTTAAGCCTTACGGAGAGTCGAACGGTTCTCCGTCTCTCGTTTAAATCACTAAACGTGGGGAGAGGTTGCGAGTGGCCTCTCCCCACAAACTTCGTTTAGAGGAAAAGATTTTTGTGAGCAACAATGCCAACTGACGAATCCCTTCTTAGGTCACAATTCCTGGATTATGTATTCGGGGAAAGAGACGGATACGTTTGTCTTGCGAGCCTTGCTCCATCAACGAATGGCAAAGGAAAGTTTGACCAGGAATTCTTTAAATGGCCTGATAACAAGGTCGATGCATTAAAATTCATCGAGGGATCACGTAACAAGAATGTCTACTTTGGAGTCAATCTACTCAGCAAGCCGGAGCGTATCAAAGAGAACTGCCTCCCTCAAGATATCGTTTGGGCGGATTTGGATACTTGTCATCCTTCTCTACTTGATCCGGCTCCGCAAGTTGTCATTGAATCATCACCTGATAGATACCAGGCATTATGGAAATTGGAAGATGATGTTCCTCCGACAATCGCGGAAGAATATGCGAAAAGGATATATTCTAAATACAAGATTAATGGTGTTGATTCCGGATGGGCACTTACGAAATTATTACGTGTGCCCTTCACTGTTAACCACAAGTATCAATCAACTCCCGAAGTCCGCATCGTTACTGCTTCCGAGACCCGCATCGATTCGGCTAAATTCGAGTCAATCCTCATTGAGGAATTAAAGGAATATGGTGTCGAAGATGCTGATATGCCAAATTTGGATGAACTGCCTGAGGCAGCACTTATCGTCCATGAATACCGTCACGCATTATCTCGGACAGGTTTCTCCAATATATACCTCGTCGAACCGGATGAAGATTGGAGTGCTGTTCTTTGGCAATTAATTCGTATTTGCTTTGAAGTTGGAATGACGAGAGAAGAAGCTTTCGTCATTGCAGCTTCATCGAAGTGTAACAAATACGAACGTGACAAAAGACCGATCAGTCATCTATGGCTTGATATTCTCAGAGCAGACACAATCGATAAGACGTTCCAAATTGTCGCGGGGCATCTTGATGACAATATGGAATTCCCCACGATTGTATCGGAGGATGAATACAAGCTTATCAAGACTGATACGTTTATTGATGATTACATCAAATGGGCATCGTCTGTAACAGATGCTAATACGGAGTACCACGAAATTTGCGGCACCATAATGTTATCTAGTCTGCTTGCAGACAAATTTCATCTAAATGTTTCTTGGGGTAAAGTGCATCCTAACGTGTGGGGTCTTGTATTAGGAGAAAGCACTATTACCCGAAAAACTACTGCGATGGAAATGGCAATGGATTTCGTCACTGAAATAGATCAGAATGCGATCCTTGCTACTCAAGATTCTAGTGCAGAAGGTATGTTGTCCGCATTAGAGGATAGACCTGAACGCGTCAGTATTTACTATCGTGACGAAGTTGCAGGATTCTTTGATGCAATGAGTAGCAAAAGCTACCTTGCAGGAATGCCCGAAGTTCTCACCAAACTCTATGACGTTCCGAATGTAATGGTTCGTCAGTTGAGTAAGAAAACGGTGAGTGTTAAGAAGCCAGTGTTTATTTTCTTTGGTGGAGGGATTCAGGATAGGGTCTATGAGACTGTTAATGAAGAATTCTTTTATTCGGGATTCCTACCCAGGTTTTTGGTCGTTAATGGAGAATCCAACATCGACCAGGTTCGATGGATGGGACCACCATCTAACGCAACTGCTGATCGAGACACGCGCGATAGACTCAAAACCGACCTTCGGGCAATTATTGGTCAATACCAAGTTCAGGTCATTGAAGCTAAAATTTTCGGGGAAGATGCAGTATTAGCGAAAGATATAGAAGCTGTACTCACTGACGATGCATGGGAAAAGATGCAGGCTATTGAGAAGGTTCTCGTTAATACTGCAAATGAATCTTCACGGTCTGCAATTGCATTGCCTACATTCTCTCGTATGGCAATGTCACTGTTGAAACTTTCAATCCTCTTTGCTGCTATTAGACAAGAACCTGACGATTTTCAAATTACATGTGAATTGTGCGATGTGTTAAAAGCGGCTCATTTTATTCAAAAATGGGCCCCACATTCTATTCATATGATGATGAATGTTGGCACAACAACCTCTGAACGTCTTATTCAACGTGTTCTCAAAATGGCTAGAAATACGCCAGGAATCACAAGAGCAGAGGTTATGCGTCGCTGTCACTTACAGTCAGTGACCGCGAAGATTGTGTTCAGCACATTAGAGGAACGAGGGTTAATTGAGATTAAACAGAAAGGTAGAGGGTACCAAATTTGGCCTCGATGAGGAAAATTCTTAAATTACAAGAGGTCACTATTCTTGATGATAGAAATGGTGACGAAGCAATTACTGTAATGAGGGAGGTACTCGTAGAATTCAATCCGCCAGTTTGTTCCGTCTGTGAAGCCGAAATGAAAAATGTCAACACTGTGGAGGGAAAAAGACGTTATCAGTGTATGACATGGGGATGCACAAATCACCGACTTTATAATCAGGATGGTGAACAACTTGGACAGAATTCCGGGTACGCCGCGTAAGGATAATGACCCCGATCAGAATTTACGTCAGGATGCTGAATCCGATGATCCAGCAACAGTCGTAAAGAATCTTTCAGATGAATTACTGGATGATGCATGGGACACAGAAGTTCAGCATTGGGCAGAACTTGGCATTCACCCAGGACAAAATATCTCAGTTGATATGTTCCATCTTCGCTCAAAGTTCGATATCGTCTTAGAAATCTTTTTGGAAAACGGACTCATCGAGGAAGAAACGTTCAATAACCGAGTCAAGCGTCTAATGCTGACAAACATGATTGAGCTAAGGAAGCATCATCAGAAAATGATGTTGCAGGCTAAGTTGATGGAAGGTATTAGACCACCTATTCCTAAGCCTGGAATGTTCCTTCCACCGGGAGTTTCTCCAAATGGCTGATGAACGAATTAAGATAGATTTCGTGACTACTGCTAACCTACCTCAGCATCCAGGCTCTAAGAGATTTCATGAAATTTTGCATGAACTTGGAGATTTACACGACGCTAAACAAGCAGATTATGGAACAGATAAAGATCCATTTAATAATATTAGGGGAGCAGAGGATTGGGGAGTTTCAAGTTGGATCGGAGCAGGTATCCGAATGAACGATAAAATTCGGAGACTGCAATCCTTTGCTAGAAAAGGTAGTCTTAAAAATGAATCAGTCGAAGATTCATTGAGAGACATTGCGGTGTATGCGATCATCGCGCTCGTTCTTCTAGAGGAAGATGCTACTAATGCAACCTAACGAATATCAGGAAGCAACCGAGAGAACCGAACTTTACTCAAATGCGGCTGGTGAATTCATCTCATATACTTCATATGACCAAGCTAAGAATTGGTTGAAATTAGCCTATTGCACCGGAAAGCTGAATGGTGAAGCTGGTGAAGCAGCCGAAATTGTATTCAAAGCTTTTAGAGGTAATCTCGGTCAGCTAGATGATGAGCAAAGAAAGGCTCTTATCAAAGAGTTAGGTGACGTACTTTGGTATGTCGCACGAATTGCCGCTCTAATTGATATCGATCTTGAAACAGTTATGCAGATAAATATCGATAAGCTACAGGATCGTAAAGATCGTGGAGTCGTTCATGGATATGGAGACGACCGATGAAGATTCACGACGATGTAGAAATCAGCCAAGTTATGACTCGCGTTGGTTACGCAATGCGAGCACTCATGCATGATGAAGAAAACAT